TTTGTAGTTAGCTATGGTGCATCTGATCTTAGCACTTGTGATAGATCAACTCATGTAATGAAAAAAAGCACGAATGATATTCGTAAGCTACAAGTTATAGGCTTTTACAGAGATGTAGAACTACAAACACCATCTGCAGATTACTCTGATATACAAAGCAAGTATGATGAATTAACAGGCGATAGATCGTCTTATGACTTTGATCAAAGGCATATATTACTTGAAATGCAGATTGATCTAGACTTAGAAGGCTTTGAAGATAGAAAAGATGGAGAGCCTACAGGCATAGCATTACCTTATGTAATTACACTTGATTATCAATCAGGAACTATTTTATCTATAAGAAGAAATTTTTTAGAAGATGATCCTTTAAAGAAAAGAAGACAACACTATGTACACTATCAATACCTACCCGGCATGGGATTTTATGGTTTTGGTTTAGTGCATTTGATTGGTGGTATAGCTAAATCAGCTACCAGTTTACTTAGACAATTAGTAGATGCAGGAACTCTTTCTAATCTACCCGGTGGTTTAAAATCTAGAGGATTAAGAATTAAAGGGGATGATACTCCTATTATGCCCGGTGAGTTTAGAGATGTAGATGTGCCTGGTGGTGCTATTAAAGATAACATTACATTCTTACCATACAAAGAACCATCAGGAACTTTGTATCAGTTACTACAAAACCTAGTAGAAGAAGGCAGAAGATTTGCATCATTAGCAGATATGAAAGTATCTGACATGAACAACCAAGCACCTGTTGGAACTACACTTGCTTTATTAGAAAGATCGTTAAAGGTTATAGGATCAGTACAATCAAGGATTCATAACTCTATGAAACATGAGTTACGAATATTATCTAGAATAATTTTTGATTATGGTCCAACTGAATATCCATACAATATTAAAGGCAAAGAATTAATTAAAGAAGATTTTGATGGAAGAATAGATGTAGTGCCTGTTTCTGATCCAAATGCAGCAACTAAAGCACAAAGAATTATGCAATATCAAGCTGCGTTACAACTATCACAACAAGCACCACAAATGTACAACATGGAAGAATTGCATAGACAAATGCTTGATGTATTAGGTATTAAAGATGCAGATAAGATTGTTCCATTAAAATCAGAGATATTACCTACAGACCCTGTGTCAGAAAATATGAACTTACTAAACAGCAAACCTGTTAAAGCCTTTATGTATCAGGATCATGAGGCACATATTAAAGTACACATGGCTGCTATGAGTGATCCGAAGATGAGAGAAATGGTAGGGCAAAGCCCAAATGCTAATTCTATACTTGCAGCCTTTACTGCACATATTACAGAACACATAGCGTTTCAATATAGAAAAGAAATTGAAAAACAAATGGGTGCTCCATTGCCACCACCTGATGAGCCATTGCCAGAAGATATTGAATTGCGTTTATCTGAGTTGGTATCACAAGCTGCTGAAAGAGTATTAGCAGATAGTCAAGCTGAAGAAAGACAGAAAGAAGTACAAGAAAAACTAGAAGACCCTGTAATTCAGCAAAGAGAAAAAGAACTTGAGATAAGAGCATCAGAAGTACAAAGAAAAATGCAAACAGATGCAGAGAAGATTGCAGCAGATTTACAGAAGTCAAAAGCAAATCAAGAGATTGAAAAAGAAAGAATTGCATCACAAGAAAGAATTGCTGGTGCAAAAATTGGATTTGATGCTGCAAGTGATAATGCAAAATTGTCTAGCAAAGAAACTTTAGAAGGTGTTAAGATAGGAAAAGAAATTGTAGAAACACTTTTTGATGATAAAAAATAATGAGTGCATCACAAGAAAATATAGTTGAAGCGTTACAAAAAAAAATAAGAGAACGCATGAACGAACACGCAGACCACTTGAGTACAGGTGGCTGTCAGAATTTTGAAGAATACAGACACATGACAGGTATTGTGGCTGGATTAGCATTAGTAGAAAGAGATATACTCGATCTATTAGAAATAGCAACACGCCAATAATGGTGCAAGGACCTAGACCTTAATCTAGAGCAAGGAGATAAAATGACAAAACCTGCAAAAGAAATAAAAAATAAAGACGAAGAAATTCGCAAAGCAAAACAACTACCTGTACCTAAAGGGTACAAACTATTGATAGCTTTACCAGAAATAGAAGAAACAACTAAAGGTGGCATTATAAAAGCCAGTCAAACAATGAAAGTCGAAGAAGTAGGCTCAATTTGTGGTTTCGTTATTACTATGGGTGAAGACTGTTATCAAGACGAAAAAAGATTTCCAAATGGTCCTTACTGCAAAGAAGGTGATTGGATTATCATGCGTTCTTATTCAGGCACAAGATTTAAAGTGCATGGCAAAGAATTTCGTTTAATCAATGACGATAGCGTAGAAGCTGTTGTTGAAGACCCAAGAGGCATAGTTAAGGTAGTATAATGACAGAACAAAATCAAACCGCAAATCAAGAAGTTACATCTGATGAATTGGTTACTGAAACAATTCAACCAGAACAAACTACAAATGAAGATAAATTTTTTGGTGTTAAAACAACTATTGGAAAAACACCTGAAGATAGATTAGCTGAAAAACCAAAAGAATCTCAAGAAACTGACGAATTAGAAATTGAAGTTATTGATGATAGACCACCAGAAGATAGAAAACCCGCAAGAGTAAAAACTTCTGATGATAAAGATGATATTGAATCTGAAATTGAAGGTGTAGATGAGCAGGTTAAAAAAAGAATTAACAGACTCAAATATGAATTTCATGAAGAAAGAAGGGCTAAAGAAGCTACAGAAAAAGTTAGAGAAGAAGCTATAGCTTATGCTCAACAGATTCAAGAAGAAAATAAAAGATTATCAGCTTTAATAAATAAAGGTGAAGAAGCTTTATTAGGGCAAATATCTGCTAAAGCACAATCTGAATTAGAAAGAGCAAAAGCAGAATTTAAAGAAGCCTATGAAAGTGGCAACAGCGAAAAGATGTTAGCGGCTAATGAAACAATATTAAATTCATCAGTTGATCTTAAATCAGCAAATGAAAAAATTAATTATTACGAACAACAAAAACAAATACAGGCACAACAACCTGTAGCACCACAGCAAAATGTTGCACAACAATTTGCACCACCCGACCCAAAAGGTGTAAAGTGGTTACAAGACAATAAATGGTTTGGTAATCCAGAGCATAAAGACTTAACAGGTTTTGCATATGGATTACATGAAACATTAATTAAAGATGAAAATATTCTTCCTACAAGTGATGAGTATTATCAACAAGTAGATATTAGAATGCGTAAAGCATTCCCAGATTTTTTTGGAACTGAAAACCAAGCTGAGGACACCATCGAAACAGATGTTGTTGAAACTGCGAGTTCTAAAAAACCATCGAGTGTGGTAGCACCGGCAACCAGAAATAATGGTGCTATGCCTCGCAAAGTGCAGTTAACAGCAACTCAAGTCAACCTCGCAAGGCGACTTGGGTTAACACCAGAGCAATATGCCAAGCAATTAGCAAAGGAGAGCAGAAATGTCTGAAGAAAAAAATATTGAAGTAACTGAAGAAGTTACTAGAGCAGCAAGAGAAGCAGAATCTAGAGAAGTTCAAGCTAGACCAAAAACTAGCTGGGAACCACAATCTAAATTACCAAAGCCCGATCACCAAGAAGGCTGGGTATTTAGATGGGTAGCTACAAGTATTCTAGGTCAACCTAACAATGTAAATGTATCTGCAAAATTTAGAGAAGGATGGGAACCTGTGAAAGCAGAAGATCACCCTGAACTAAACATGATCTCAGATCATGGCTCAGAATGGGCTGATAAAGGTAATTTAGAAGTTGGTGGACTATTGTTGTGCAAGGCTCCAAAAGAGACTATGGCAGCAAGAGATGAATATTTTAGGCAACAAGCCCAGAACCAAATGGATGCTGTGGACAATAACTACTTAAAGGAAAATGATCCTCGTATGCCTCTATTAAAACCAGAACGCAAAACAAGGACTACCTTTGGCGGTGGCTCTAAATCATAATATTTTTTTGAGCTGCTTTTTATAACTTTATTTAAAGGAAATAGATATGTCAGCAACAGCGACACCAATGGGTGCTGAACCAGTCGGAACTTTAAGTGCTAGTGGCTCCTATACAGGAAAAGTTAGACACTATAAAATTGCGTCTAATGACAGTACCGCAATATTCTATGGAGATTTTGTAAAAATGACATCTGCTGGTGTAGTAACACTAGACAATGGCACAACTTCATTAACTCCAATAGGCGTATTCATGGGATGTTCTTATACAGACCCGAATACAAATCAATTGACATTTTCTCAATTTTACCCAGCTTCGACAGTAGCTAGTGATATTGATGCATATGTCTTAAACGACCCTTTTGTTGAAATGAGAATGCAAGGTGATGCAACCTTGGCTCAAACAGCATTAGGAAATAATGCAGCAGTTGTTCAAACTGCTGGTAGTACTTCTATTGGAAGAAGCAGAAACGCTTTTGATTCTTCTACTATTGCTACTACAGCCACCTTACCTGTAAAACTTATTGAGTTCGTTGAAGGACCTGATAGTGCAGTAGGTGATGCATATACAGATGTAATTGTTATGTTCAATGTTGGACATCAATTATTAAATACAACCGGAATTTAATCCTTAGGAGGATAATATTATGGCAATATCACGCCCACAAATGATGAAAGAACTCCTACCCGGATTGAATGCTTTATTCGGTTTGGAGTACAACAAGTATGACGATGAGCATACTATGATCTACGAAACTGAATCTTCTGATCGTTCATTCGAAGAAGAAGTACAGTTAAGTGGATTCGGTCAAGCTACTGTAAAAGGAGAAGGCTCCGCTATTAATTATGATAGTGCTCAAGAGAGTTTTACAGCTAGATATAACCACGAAACTATTGCACTTGGCTTTGCAATTACAGAAGAAGCAATCGAAGATAATCTTTACGATTCTTTATCTGCTAGATATACCAAAGCATTAGCAAGAGCAATGGCTTATACTAAGCAAGTAAAAGCAGCATTTCCACTAAATAATGGATTTACCAATTCATTCCAAAGTGGCGATGGCATTAACTTATTTAGTGCAAGTGGTGATGGAGTAACTGGCGGAGATGGACACCTTCTTGTAGATGGTGGAAAGAACGACAATAGACCATCAACTGGTGCTGATCTTAATGAAACATCTTTAGAAGATGCAATCATTAATATCGCAGCTTTTAAAGACCAAAGAGGTCTGCTTATCGCAGCTAAACCTAAAAGACTAATTGTTCCACCAGCTTTACAGTTTGTGGCTACTCGTCTTTTAGAATCGCAAGACAGAGTTAGCACAGCAGATAATGATATTAATGCTATTCGTACCAATGGTGCGATACCTGAAGGATATATGGTTAACCATTATCTTACAGATACAAATGCATTCTTTATCATTACTGATGTACCTAACGGTATGAAGCATTTCCAAAGAACAGCTTTGGAAACTTCTATGGATGGCGATTTTGATACTGGTAATGTTCGATATAAATCAAGAGAAAGATATTCCTTTGGAGTTTCTGATCCTCTTGGAATTTATGGATCACCTGGTTCAAGCTAAGAATAGAACTATAAAGGGCAGTTTATCTGCCCTTTCTTTACTCTAGGGAATTTTTAATTTGTCTATCAACTGCCCTAGCAGACTTGCCAAGATGATAGATACTTTCTTTTAGGAGAAAACATGGCGAATACAACTTTTAACGGACCAGTCAGGTCTGAGAATGGCTTTACAGTCATTTCAAAAAATTCAACAACAGGTGCTATTACTACTGAGTTTACTTTAGATGGTGATGGTATGAAGGTTGCACCTGTAGCTTTAACTGATGCAGATACAACACTAACAGCAACAGCAAATGGTGGTCGTACTAATGTAGTTCCAGCTATTACAGGTAATAGAACTCTTACATTACCAAGTCCTGCTGCTGGCGTTTACTTTAAATTTGTTTATGGTGGTGCAGCAGAAGAAACAGAAAACCTTATCATTGATACAGGCTCAGACACTAATTTCTTTTTAGGTGGAATTATACATTTAGATTCTAATGCAGATAATGTTTCTGTTTACGCTGATGGTAACTCAAACTCCATTCTTACTTTGACTGATTTTGGTTTATTTGAAATTAATGTCTTAGCTAAAGATTCAACTAACTGGTACATCTGGGGTAACCAAGAAGGTGCAGATGCTCCAGCATTTACTGACCAATCTTAATAGGAGTAAATTATGGCTGATGCAGTAACTTCACAAACCATTATTGATGGTGAAAGAAATTGTGTTATGAAGTTTACCAATGTCAGCGATGGTACTGGCGAATCCGCAGTAGCTAAAGTAGATGTATCTGCTTTAGCTGCTAACTCAAGAGGAGTTTCTTGCTCTGAAGTAAGAGTTATGCGAATAAGTCATTCTGTTGTTGGTATGTCAGTTCAGTTATTTCTAAACGCTACAAGCAATGTTTTACTTATGGAACTAGCTGAAAGTAGTAATGGACATATGGACTTTAAAGATTTTGGTGGACTTTCAAATAATGCAGGGAGTGGAAAAAATGGAGATATTCTTTTTACCACTAAAGGTCATAGCTCAGGAGATACTTATTCTATTGTTTTAGAAATGGTAAAAGTATATTCTGATTAATGACATATTTAGCTATACCAGATGAAAGTCTGGTATTAAGCTAATTTTAATTAAAGGTATTTATATGTATATTAAAGAAGAAAATGGTTATTTTAATGATGGGCATGAAACCCCTGCATTTCTTATTTGGAAAGGCGAAGTAGGTGGAGAGCTAATAGCTGGACCTATGAAGGAAGCTGAAGCAGATAAAATGATTGCAGAGCTTCAACCTGTAAAGAAAAAATCTAAAGCAAAAAAAGAAGCAGTAAAAAAAACACCTGCTAAAAAAACTAAAAAGGTAAAAAAATGAGTAAAAAAAGTAAATATGGTTCAAAAATGAAAGGTGGTAGAACAGTTAAAAATGCCAAGTATTCATCAAAGATGAGTAAAATGATGGATGGCAAAAGTGTTCCTACTTTTAATGAAGTTATTAAAATGAAAACTGGTGGTAAAGTGCAAGGTATGAGAGCTGGTGGAATGATGGGAGTTCCAAGAACACCTTCTATGCCTACTGGACCTTCTAATATTAGAAAAGTTCAAAAATCAGTAAGACCAGACCCTAGATTACCAAAAGGTAAAAAAGGCAAAGGTGATATTTAATAATTTTTTTGCATGACCAAAAGAAAACGAGAAAACCCTATAC